AACCTCTCCACCTGAGTTGTTTACGTTAATACCGCCGTCAAGCATGCTGAACAATGTGGCTTGCTGGGTTTTATTCAAAATCAGTTCGCCGGCATGTACGCGCGCTAATATCTTATCACCAGAGGATGGGCCTCCCTGAATAATACCGCCCCCGGCAAACTTAGGGATTGCAGCAGCGGCAATTAAAGCCTGCATTGTGGCAATTTGAGCTGATGCTATAGCTGGCCCAATGAATGGGATAGCGGCATAAGCAGCAGCCGTTTTAGCAGCCATTTCTGCCGAATAAGCACCGGTAACAGTCCTACTTTCTGCAACCTGAGCTACAGCCACAGCAGATGTTGCAGCGACTTCTGTGGCCGCATTTGTAACCTTTAATCCGGTAACAGCAGAATCAATAACAGCTTCAGCCTGTTTAGCAGCAGCCAACTTATTAACCAGATCTGTCATATTTTTTACAAGTTCTAGTATAGACATAAAAGAGTCTATTGTACTTGTTAGCGCATTCCAAACAGCCATGATCCGCTCCCATCCGGATGCATCAACGTCCGAAAACACATTTCTAAGAGAACTGAAAGCGCTTACAACTCTGTCGGCGCTTGAAGCTATATCTTTTACACCTCCATAAAAAGTCTGGTCAATTTCTTTACCCAAATCTTTAATATCTTGCCTTACCTTAGCTATCTTCAATGCATCTTCAAGTGACTTTACATTCCCGGTAGCATCATTCAGCTCTTTTTCCATCTCCTTAGCAACATCCTTGTAGGCATCTTTCAATTTCTCAAGATTGTTCTTTGCCACCTCAAGATCTTCTGCAGCTATATCAGCTTTTGTTTTCTTGTAATCAAAAGTGGTATCGCGCTTTTCCAGTGCAGGAGCAGTCACTTTCTTTAGCTCATCACCTGCACTTTTTAAATCTTTTATAAAAGAGTAATTTGCCTCAGTAAGGGCATCAAGAGAACCGATTTCTTTTAGAGTCTTTTCGATAAGTGACAATTTAGCCTCTTTGTACTCCTTTTCGGTTATTACATTTACAGCGTACTGATTTGACAGCTCATTAAGTCCGTCCCAGTACGATTTTTCAATCTTTCCGGAAACAGAAGAGTTATATCCAGATTTTGCCTGTTGGAATATCTTGTTTTTAGCAGCTTGCTCAGGAGACAGCAATCCTGACAGCTTTTTAAATGAGGATTCGTTCAGCTTATCAAGTGCCTCCTGATATTCTTTTCCTGTGATTGCCTCATTTTTCTTTTGATTGTTAAGCTCTTTAAGTGTATCGGTATATTCCTCTTCTGCTTTTTGCAGTTCGGTTTTCTTTTTTGATCCATCATCTTCCTCTCCAGATGTAGATGCTGAAGCTGTAAGCAGATTTTTTTCAAACAATTCAAGTTGTTTATTTGCATTCTGCCAGATCTTATTGTATTGATCTACTTGTATAGCATCATTAAATGCATTATTAACACCACCAAAATTAAACAATGAACCAATTGCACCAGGAATCGTTTTTTTTGCATTGGCAGATGCTTTTGCGGCTCTATTCAGAGAGTTTACGTCTCCATATTTTGATATAATAGCATTTGCTTTGCTTTCTGCATCTAATTTTTGCTGTTGGTAGAACTCAACGGCTGCCGCATCTTTAAGTAGTTTAACTCTCTCTGAGATCTTTTTATTAAGCTCACTATTTACACCAAGAATATCATGGTTCATTGAGTAGGATGTTCCAAGGAGCTTGTTTATTTCGGATAAAGCGTTTTTTCGAATGTTGAATGAATTGTTTGTATCTGAAACAATTTTAAACAATCGCTGCAACCGGTCTGCATCTTCCGGCTTTCCAATTGCAGATGCCTCCTTTTGATACTCAGAAAATATAGATCTGAGTCGTTTTGCTTCATCCCTGGCAGATATAATTTTTGAAACAAGTAAGCCAATACCCATTATTATTGCCGTTGGAAGCATACTCATAAATGCAGTACGAATTGCTGTGGTTGCCTTTGTGAATACTGTTTGCATTGTTACTCCAGCACTCTGAGCCCTCCATGCAGCTGCATCGAATGCAACACCTGCCGCCTTTGACGCTTTTGATGCTGCAATCATAGCAGCTCTTTGAGCGGCCGCAATCTCAGCTACAATCCATTTGAAAAACTTACCTAATATTACAGCAGTTAATACAGCAACTAAATTGCCAACAATCAACTTAACATTGTTTGCTCCGTATTCTACAATCTTTGTGATTGCATCAATCAGGCTCTTATAATTTTGCTGGATGGTTGTTCCTTTCACAAATTCGGTAAATACATTTTTGAGCCTGTTAATGCTCGTTTCAACGTTATCTGTATTTACGTTTGGAATCATTTCGTTTAATGCATCTGCAAATTTAGGTAGTATGTCATTAGACATCAATTTCCCTTGCTGCAATAACTTATCTAATTTATTAATAGGAACACCGGCTGCTTTAGCCATAGCAGCCATGGCAATTGGGAGCCTTTCACCTAATTGCCTACGTAATTCTTCAGATGATATTTTTCCCTTACTCATCATCTGAGTGATAGCTAAAAATGTTAGGTTAGTATCATCCGCAGTAAGGCCAAACGCAACAGAAGCCCGCGATACGCTTTCAAATATTTTTTTCTGGTCAGACATGGCCACCCCAGCATTTGTTGCTGCAGCAGTGAACTTAGCATAGTTACCGGTTAAAGCCAAAACTTCAACACCGTATTTTTTAGACATATCTAGCACAAACCTTTGATTTGATACATACTGAGCTAGACTGCCTGAGACATTTTTAAGTGCTGTAGTTACTCGGGCTGTCTCCCTGGCCACTTCAATAAGCTTTGAAATAAAATTTGTTAGTCCTATGCTTGAAAAACCAAGAGCAGCAGCAAAAGTTAAAACCTGCAATTGCATCGATTTTAGCCCATTCTGCACGGAGCTAGCTCCTTTCTTAAAGTTTTCAGTCAATAAGTTAAGAGCAATAGAAAATGATAATCTTCCGGCCATATTAATTGAATTTTATTTCACCGTTCATAAACTTGTAGAATATCTCTTCGTCTTTTTCTTGCCGTTCTTTTGTTTTTCTCTCTATATCTTCTATTTCCCATGGGAATGGGTACATATCAGCCGGTGTCTTAATTTTTTTGCCATTGATATGAGGGAGTATAGAATAATACGTCCACAACCTTTGAGCTTCCATCTTTTGCCTTTCAATATTTTCATAGGCCTTAATAAATTGCGGCAAATCACATATCCACATCTTGTACACAAAATTTGCATCCAATCCGGACATAATCAATGTAGATACCACATCTGTCACATAAATTCTTTTTTGATTTGATTCTATATTTTCCCCGGATTCGCTGGATATATTTGAAAAACCACTTACAACTTCTGCATGCTTTTTTATTTTACTCACCATTTCGGAAAACACCTTGCTATTTTCACACAACATATCAAAATCTGTACGCGAAACAATCTCATCATTTGATGCCACAACAGTAGCATACAACAAATCTTTTATCTCATTTTCATTTTGATAATCAATTTCCTGAAATGCTTTTCCTGTAAGTTGTTCGTACCGGATTATTGAAAGTATATTGAGATTTGCATTTATCTTCATGGTGGGTAAATTTTATCCCGGAGAAATTCTCCCCGGGATATGGTTGTTTATTAATTATTAAGCCGCCCCATCTTCAAGCGGCCCTGATCCCTGAAGGGAAATAGAACTTGTACACAAAGCTCCGTTGTCAGCCTTGAGCGACAATGCTGTGATAATTGCATTTCCTTTCACAACCTCACCGGAAACTGTATACTCACCAGTCTCAGCACTTTTTGTATGCTTAGAAATCACAAATGGAATAGGCTCACGGGCTGCCATTTTAGCTTTTAAAGTCTTAAACGACATGTGTCCAGTTTTAAGAGAAGTCAAAAAATCACATGATACAGTATAGCCAAGTTGGCCAACGAGTGATTCTTTCCATGGGCCAGACATTTTGCTTGATGCATCGATCGTGTCGGCGCTAAGATCTACAGCGCATGATGTACCAAATGCAATAGGAGTATTAGTACCTCCTTCGTCTACAAACATAAATAGCTCATCACCTAAGATGGTATCTTCAGTAGTAACATACTTTTCAGCCATTTTAATTTTTGTTTAATTATTAAATAATATTGAATAGAAGTATCTGCATATAAATATCAGATTCAAATTCCTCAGAAGAATCAGCAAGCTCCATCCTACGTATTCCGGGCGTACTAAATCCTTCACATATAGCATTCACTCTTTCAGCTAATTCAACAGAAGTATCATAGCTTTTAGATCCGCAAACTATGTATAATCCGCATTCTTCTGTATTTCCCATACCGTTTCGCTGCTTGGAGTAGCTGTCACGGACGTATACAATAAAATCGCCTGTAGATCCTTTTGGAACAACAACAGGATAAATTCGATCGTCAATAACGCTTACGATTGACTGATCCTGAAGTAGACGGCTCCTTACTGTAGTTCCAACTGCAAATTTTGTGTTCATCTGTTCTGTATTCTTGTTATAGCACGCTGTATTCCATCGTTTAACTTCTGGAATGCTTTACCTTCGTCTTGAATCTTTGTGTCTGAAAAGAAGCGATTAGCAGGCATTCGACCGGAATATTTTCCTTTTCTAGTATATCGGTCTTTTGTACCCATATCAACTAAATGAGCATGATTACCAATAGGAGAAAGAAATCCTATCAAAACACCTGGCTTTCTTTTTTTAACGCGCTTTGTCATTGAATTAAGTAGATTGCCAGGTTCTCTTTTCTTTGTCTTTGCAGTACTACCTAATAACCTAGATTTTAGCCTCCTTATACCTCCTGCTCTAAATACATTCCCTGCAGCACCAAGTCCGGATCTTACGGCCATGTCTTTATCAATATCAGCAAGCTGAGAAACTACATGCTTGATTCGCTCTATATCTATTACCTTAATCTCCATTTCCAGTCGTACAAGTATATTCGGCATACAAGCCGCGTTTCTTCAACACTATAGTATCAACCACATATACAAGCCCGTTGTATTTAACCCTACTGCCTACCTTAGCGGTAGAATTCCAGGTAACAAATACCAACTTTCTACGTTTAATGTCCTGATACTTATCATCATCAGAAATTTGAGAATCTTCCAAAATAGAAGCAAAAAGCTTATTGCCATCAATCCACGATTTTTCAATCGCCCCAGAAGGTTTTTTCACCTCCGTATAGACCAGCCAGGTCATAACATCAGTAAATTGGCCGGGGCCAACCTTTACGATTGTCTTATCCTGTCCCATCTTTTGTAAGGATTTGCCAAATGCTGAGCTGCAGTTGGAAGATTAAATACAGAGTCTGTTGGGTTCTCAAACAATCGCCCGGCTGTCATCAAAATTGCAGCTTTCAAAGGATAAGGTATCTCAACATCGGCATAATCAACAGAAAAATCAATCAACGTAAAATTCTCAACATATGCTGCAGCAGCCAATAAGGACATAGTCAACATATCATCCATTTCATCACTTAATATCCTTAAATGCTGCTTCAACTCCACAAGAGAAACCGGGCAATTATTTGACACCATAGAAATACTGTTAAGCCGTTAAAAATTCGATAATTTCACCGGCAAGTTTTTCGCCAATTCCTTTAATATCTACAAGAGACTCCTTAGAAGCAAGTACCTGATCTTTCGTGAAAAGTCCGGCCTTAATTAGAGCAGCTCTGCCAGGAAGTTCTTTTGGCAAATCAGACTCCATTTTTTCATCACATAATTTCGCATAACCGGAATCAATCAATTCCTTTGCTGTTTCTTCCGGAAGATCCGGTTTATCACCGGCAAAGTAACCTAGACCTTGCCGGGATTTAGTAATTTCTACACGCATTAGGCAACGATATCTTTAATAGCAGCAAAGCTGGCAGTTCTACGAACAAACACATCATGATAGGCATTCAAGGTAATCTCAATTGCTCCATCCTTCTTTAATGAGAACGGGTCTGAAATGATATCAAGGCCTCCCCATTGACAAATCAAAAGGTCGTTGAAATTTCCAAAAATGGCAGCAGAAAGGTTGGTTCCTGTACCCTTTGCGATATTTGCCGGTACAATGTTTGACGCAACGGCCTTGTATCCGTTCACTTCGTCCTTTTCCCAGATATATCCGGCAACTCCGTTAGCTTTAAGAGTCGTTTTAAGAGCACCACGTACCTTACTGTTGGTTACATAAGCCAATGAACCAAGGTCTGCGTTCCGAATAGAAATTGCTGTCTCCAAATCAACCATTGATTTGAATGTGGCAGCTCCTCCGTTTTCTCCAATAGCTACAGATCCAATACCGTCTGTATTCAAAATACCCTTAGGCTGGCCAACACCGCTACCGTTAATAGCAGCGATTTCAAGAGCTTCTGCATGAGCATTTAAAATATCATCCAGAATCATCTTTTCAACATCCCATGAGGATTGGTTGATAAGCTGCTTTGAAATAGGAACATTAACACTGCAGCGCTTTGGAGCCAAAGAACGCTGCGTAAATGATTTCTTTTCATCATCCGTTGTTGTGTTTTCACCTTCCCAATTCACAGAGATCGCTTCACCTTCTGTTACGGAAATATTACCAACAAGTCCAGTGATCATTCTTGCACCAACGCCAACCAAAACAAGCTTGTTTCTCAAAGCTTCTTGATATTGCAATGCAGTTGCAATAGTGTATCCTCCATCGGCAGGAGTTCCAGCAGTCATTCCTGCAAAAACACGATTTTCTGATAATACCGCTGCAGGAATACCTACACCCTTTAGGTTTATTCCGGAACGAGAAGCCTCTTCTTTGGCTAAAGCAGCCATCTCTGCTTCTACACCAGTAAGGCCTTCCTGGGTTCCAAGCTCACGAAAGAACTTTGCAAAAGAAAATTGTCTTGCTTTTTCTTTTACATCGTTCGAGATCTGGCTGGCAGCCATCGCTCTTGCTGCAGCATCTTCAATGTTAATTTGGTTCAACTCTTCAGTGAGAGTTTCAACCGATGAAACGGCCGCGCGAAATTCGGCATCCTTATCTTTCTGATCTTTAAGCGATCGCATTTCCTGCAGCTTCTGATCCAGTTCGCGCTGAACATCTTTTCTTTTTCTTGACATCTTGTAATGATTTAGTAAATTAATAGTTATTTAAAGCGCGAACCGCGTTATCAATAGCTCGCGAATACGCTTCATCGTTAGAATCACCTTTATCTTTAGGCACATCATTTTCACCTGTGCGATTTTCATCAACTTCAATAAGCCGAACTAAACCTTCAGTATAATACCCTTCACCCTCTTTTAATTCAGGCAGGCTTTCTGCTCCAATTGAGCGAATAAGGGCATTCTTGTTAGATGGAATAGGCACGCATGAAATTTCTACCAACTCACGCTTTCCAATGTAGTATGTAGGATTCGCGCCGTCTGCTGCCTCCTGTCCTACTCCATATTTTCCGCTTTCCAAAGGCCAAAACCTAATTGAAACACCCTTATACGTACCTGCCAGATACTTGCGAAAAACAGTTTCAGCCAACGGATTCAGATCTTTTGATTCAAAAGTGATGGAGCCCCTTAATTCCTTTCCATCAACCCAGGCCCTGCCTGAGCCAATTGCCATGTTAGGATCGGAAGAATAGGAGGCATGATTAAAAAATGCAATGCCATTTTTGTTAAATCTGTCTAAATCCCATCCATCAGCCTTGAAAACGGTTCCGTATGTATCTTTTGTTTCGTCCGAAAAAACAAATTCTATCGTTCTTGTTTTTTCTACATCCTTAGAAAAACCTCTTACTACTCCCATATAAATTATTTTTTAACTGTTTCTTTACCGACAACATTCATATTTGCAGGATAAAGCAGATCGTCCAGACCATCAATGCTATTACGGTTCTCCATTTCCCTTACTTCATTGCGAGATAGCCATCCGGATTGAATCCCACGATTATAAAATTCAGCTCTTGTTTTCATGTCTCCACGCAGGAGGCCGTCAAGGTTGAATTTGGTTTCTATCACTCCCATCTCATCATCGAACAAAAGCTTTTTATCTAACTCAGTTTCAAACCGCTTTACGGCCGGCCTAATTGAATATTTCACAAACTGAATATCTTGATGTTCTATATTTGAGAATGTTGACCTGGAAAGATCTGCGATCAAATGAGGAGGAATATTAAATATCCTGGCGATATCTTGCAAGGCAAATGTTCTTGTTTCAAGCATTTGAGCAGCTTCGGGAGCTATACCAATAGCTTTGTATTTTAATCCTCCTTCTAGGATAGGAGTATCATGATTCCCATAGGTTTGAAGATGATCCATTATGTTTTTGTAGTCTTTTGACTGCAAAAATTTATCGGTTTCAAATACGCCCTTGATGTTTCCACCCTTATCAAAAAATTCATTTCCAAAATTAGTGGCAGAAATTCCAGATTTGATTGCAGCTGCATTGTATGAAATTGGGTTTATACCGGTTATTCCGTCCAACGACATAGAGAAAAAGTGAAGCATATCATCATCTGAGTATACTCCATCAAAATATTTACTACCGGAAACCCGGTACCACTTTCTACCTGAAGAAAAAGCAACAAAAACTAAAGAAGGATGGATGGGGATAAGTTCGGCAGGATTTCCATTATTTGATCTTACAATTATACAGTATGAATTTCCCCATCCATCAAGGCAGGCATTAAGATATTCCCAAAAGTTGAACACATTCATCCAACCGTTAGGTTTATATTTCAATAATTTATAGACAATGTGATTTTTAGCATCAACACGGCCTTTAGGTGTTACTTCAGTAACCATTTTTGGCAATGAAGCCACGCTCTCAGCACGTAACCTCATTGCGGCAAAAACGGCAGTAAACTTTAAAGCGGCAGTAGGGTGTATTGCAGATCCTGAGTTAAGGAAAGGAGTCATTGAGTCAAACTTTACCTCAGTTGGAGGAGTTTGTGGCTCTTGTACTGCTCTTTCACCTCGTTTGAAAGGATTTCTAAATTCTAATGAGATATTCAACTGCATAGCCCTTTTTTTTACAAATTTCGCTGCAATAAAACGAGTTGTCAATAGGCTATTTTTGAGCTTTGTTACATGTTGTTAATTATTTATTTTTGGTTAAATATCTTATTAATGCTTATTGATACTTATTGATTTTTATCAAATTACTACTATTTTTGCTTATTTAATTATTTGTAACTAATTTGATTATTGTATTAACTTTTTTACTCTTTTTAAATACCAAATACCAGTAGATTCAAGCCTTATTTACCGTTTAAACGTTATTTGCTATGAAGATTTATTGATTTCATGCCGTTAAATTTGTAGGCAGAATCATCATCATCAGACATAAAACCACCAACGGCATTGGCCATCGCCACCACACCGTCAATCTTTTCAATGCTCTTACGCTTATCAAGCTTTATATTGTCGTTAGCATCGCGATAGATAACCACATTACGAAACATCCACCGGATAATCGGATTTTTCATCAAGTCAACAGTACCAGCAGTAACATCAGCTTCCACTTTTTTAGTAGGTTCTGACATGTTCATCATGGATTGGCTGAATTCGTCCAAAATTGTATCAAACCCCTCTTTCTGTAGGCCCTGAATCACTCCATGATAGGATTTTGCCGGGTCAAAGGCAATATTTTGCACATCGTATTTTTGTAATATCTGAGTAATATCGGACACCAGGTAATCAATATCAATCACATCGCCGGGTGTTATTTTCAGCCAACCATCATTTTTCCACTGCCTGTAATCTATCCTATCCTCTTTTTGCAAAACTTTACCTTCAGGTATCCAGAAGAAAAATTTAAAAACAGGAATTTCAAGATTCGGAAAATAAAGACATAAAGAATTTATATCTACGTGAGAGGCCAAGTCAAGGCCGCCATAACACTCCTGTCCTTCCAGTTCATCATCTGTTGTGCCGTAATCGCAGCGCTGTACTTTTTCATCCTGAATCCAAACATCTGGGGCATCAACCCACATGTTAAGGTTCTTTGTCTTAAAGTTAACCTCAGTAGTCCCACCTTTATTGATAGCACGTTCAAACTCCTTTTCCATGTAATCCATGTATACCGAAATTCCAAGGTTTGGAGATGCTTTATACCAAGTTTTAGGATCTTTCCAATCATCATCCTTATCGGGGCAATATATAATTACAAATGTATTTTCTTCCTTCTTAATCCCCATTAGAATATCTATATAGTGGCTTCTCATAGAGTAATACGGTGAGCTCATGTTGAATCCGGCAGTAGTAATTGAAAAAACAAGCGGCTGCCGACGTGCACCCATACCGGATGTAATTAAGTTGTAGATATCATCAGTTGGCCAAGCGTGCATTTCGTCACAAATTGCGCAATGAGGAGACAGCCCGTCTTTATTCTTAGTTTCTTTACTCAACATTTTATAGCTTGAGCCGGTAGATTCCATCGCTATAGAGCTAGTCCACACTTTAAGATACGCACTAAGTTCCGGAGAAAGTTCAACCATTGATTTTGCAGCTTTCCAACAAATGGATGCCTGTTCTTTATCAACTGCAGCGCTGTAAACTTCAGCTCCTTGTTCTCCATCCATCACAAGCATATAAAGAGCAATCCCGGCAGCAAATGTTGTTTTCCCGTTTTTACGAGAAACTTCCACGTCTGCATAGTTGAAGCGCCTTTTACCATCTTTTGTTTTCCAACCAAACACACACCACACAATAAAACACTGCCAATCTTCCAGTTCAAACTCTTTGCCGGCCCATTCGCCTTTGAAGTGTCGCAGAAACGTAAAAAATGCCAATGCTGTCTTTGCTGCTTTTTCATCAAAATACAGGCCCATTTCTGTAGCATTTTCCAAATCTCTTAAATGCCTTTCAACAGCTTTAATTTCAAGTTCACCGGCAATTCTCTCACCGGTTATAACTCTGTCAATGTAAGACAAAGCCTTTTTTTTATATATCTCAGATTTTTTCATTTTAGATGGAGTCTTTTAATAACTGAAATGGATTTTTCTTTTCCTCTTCCTGGTAGTTGATTTTTTGCCTAGATATCGGAGTAAAACCGAATTCGGCACCTATACGATTTACATGCTCAACCATTTGCCTATACATGTTAATTGAAGGATCTGGCACATATCCAATAAGCTCACCCATCTTATTATACTTAGGAGTGGCCTCTTTTCTCATATTTTCCATACACGAAAACAGGACATCAAGAGAATTGGCATAAACAGCCAGGTGTTCAATATCCAACACGGTTAATATTCCAAGGGAAATAAGCTGATTTGCTTTTTGCTTAAAAATATCCTTAGCCCTTTTAGTTGGCAACAGCTTAAGGCGTGAAGTCGATGTGATCATTTTTATATCAGTAATCTTTTCAGCATATTCAATTGTGTTTGACATTCTGCAGGGCTGATCAGTACCCCTCAATTTCTTCAATTCATCCGGAATCGGCTTTCTACCTTTTGACATAATATTTTCGTTTAAACGTTATTATTTATATTTATTCAATTTCCACAATTTTGCACGTACGCACGGAAGGTTTAGGCTGTGGTCTCGCGAAATGAGGCTACAGAGATTGCACCCCCCCTCCCCTCAAATGCTAAAACACTGATAACGACTCAATTAAACAACATTCAAAGACTGAACACACCTTTTACTTTGCATTACATAGTACCTTGTTATACTTTGGTAAATAATCTATTGCATTACACACCCAGACACTGTTTTAAAAACGATTTCGAATGTGTTTTGAGCCCGTTTAAGCCCCATTTCAGAACACATCATCCAGCACACGAACAGCAGGATTGTCTAACCTTATTTCGTCGTCCACGCTCTTTAAATAGATCTCCGTTGTTTCAACTCTTCTGTGCCCCAACATAAGTTGTACTTCTTTGATTGGCACTTTATTCTTGATTGCCTGAACTGCCGCCGTATGTCGTAGGCTGTGTGCTGTTTTAGTACTTGAGTAAACACCGGCTGCTTTCATGTAAGCGACAACAATCTTACTTATACGTGAAGGAGTTAGGCCAGCATCGGAAGTGGAACAATGTGTTAAGAATACCGGCTCCTCTTCACTTGATGCACCTCTATACTGTAGGTAATCATGTACCGGTTGAAGAGCTTTGATAGTTAATCCTAGACGCTCAGTTCGCGAGTTATCTCCTTTCCTTTGAAGTAGGATGCTACAACGAGATGGAGATATAAAGATATCACATACTCTTAACCTGGAAACTTCAACACACCGAACACCAGAACGTAACATGAGGTTGATGATAGCGTAATCACGTAATCCATGTATCGTGCTTCTGTCAATTACTTCAAATAGCCTAGTAATCTCTTGAGTACTCAGATGGCCTTTCCGAAACCCTATCCGCTTATGATGCAACTTAATACCGGCCGCTATATTCTCATGCTCCCCAATAGCCTCACACCATTCAAAGAACCTCCTTACAACAGTAAGATAGGAGTCGATCGTATTCTCAGCCTTACTTTCACGCAGCAAATGAGACTTATATTCAATGATATCAGCTCTCTTTAACTCTTTAATGTTTCTGTTAGTAAACACAACCCACGTCCCGAACTGGTTTAGAATACGAAGGTAAAGAGCCCGGCTGTTTTCACGAACATCAATGTTCTCAACAAAATCTTTCTTCAGCTTACTAAACAATTGCTTCATTCCGCATCCCCTCCAGGAACCCATTTGATTTCTACCAACGCTTTCAACACTCCAGATCCATTACACCGCGAACAAATGCTACTTTCAAACTGATCAACTCCAACCTCTTTTTGCAAAGAACCACGGCCGGAACATCTTTCACATCGGAATCCATCAACAGAAAATGTTTCTGACATCCATCCAAATGATGGCCTAGATATTTCAACAACACACTTCTTGCTACTCATATCAATCCTCCAGCTTATATTTAATATTATGCATTTCGAAATAATACTTTATCTCACTAACTGTTCTTTCCTCATATTCAGGATCAATATCCCAAACATTACCCTGAGCAGTTTCTTTCAGAAAACTGTTTAAAGCTTCCTTTTCATCAATTATCCGGACAGCTTTACCAACATGGCTAAAATATACTATCAACTTCATAATGCTTACAATTGTGATCTATCCGGATTGCCCGGATAGATCGGTTTACTATGTTCGTATTTGAACTATTCGCAAAGTCCATGAAACAAGCTCATGCATGAGTATCCGCCTTCTGGTTCAAACATATCTAGCGTGGCCGTTTTATCTGTTACATACTTGATAACATCTTGTACGCAGGGCTTATTCTTATCCTTGTAAAATCGCTCAGGGATTGTATCTGTTGAGAAAAAAGATGATCCAACAAACTCTTCTGCTTTAATTAGCTTTTCAACTTCATCCGGATCTCTTGAAATAAGTTCAATTTCTTTTAATCTACACATAATACAAGGGAAACATCCAACCCTTTTAAACCCTCTGTAATACAATGGATTTGGAAGTTGATTATGGTTTAAAATACAATCAATAACATCCTGACTACTCCAATCTTTAATAGGTCTAAGGATTGAAGCGTCATAATTTTTGCACCATTCAAGAACTTCCTTTTTCCTGTATGAATACTTCTTTCCATTAATCGCCGTAAAATAGTTTTGAAAATACATGCATTCCGTCTCCATAGCAGCTCTAGCATTACTTTCTCCGCTACGTATTCCTTGTATAATAATAAGGCTTTCCGTACGACTTAACACCCAATCTATCATTGGTTTTATCTTAAGCTCTTCCGTGCAGAATCGAGCCTTAACAGACGGAAATCTATTTTTGTGCTTAGCTAAAGAGACGAAAGAGTATTTCCCAGTAAGAACAGTCAGTTTCACTTTAAGTAATCTGGTCGTATCTTCTACGTGTCTATATGTAGCCGGGTGCTCCCATCCTGTGTCGCAAAAAACAGCTTCAACTTTATCAGATCCGTATTTTTCAACGGCCTGGATCAAGCATGCCTGGGAGTCTTTCCCTCCCGAAAATGATACTACTATCTTCATATTATTTAGTTCAACTATGTTTAGATTCGTCTTCTATTCTGTATGTAACGTCCCTGAAAGGATGTGTTTTTCTAGCTTCCGAAACGGCTTTTTCTGCTTCTGTTCTGTTTATAAATACTTTCGCATTTTCTCTCAAAAGAGTACGAGGAGGATCACCTTCTCCATCTGTCAGATACGCGTTATTATCTATCCTTACAATGCATCTTATGTTGCTGAATTTAACAACCTGCATTTGCATTATGCGTTGCGCATCTTTTGGAGTTCTTGTTTTATATCCCATGGTTTAATTTTTTTTATTATTAATCATTAACTTTGTTCTAATTTGAGCAATTTTCGGTTTAATTCTGCTCTTATGATATCGAACATATCATAATTTAATACATAACCTCTTCCACAAATCAATCCGGTATCTTCGCTAAACAAAGGCTCTGAGCTAATATATTTTTTCTCTTTTTTCGCAATAGAGAATACCTTATACTTACTCCAGCCATATTTCGAAAAACTTCTTGACGTAGGAGCCTTATCGTACATATTAAGCATTATCACAATAGAGACAAATATGTCTTCGTCTGACAAACCGTTTACATCTATTTCTCCATTATTATTTTCTAATCTATTATATAAATTAATAAATCTTAATGAGTCTTTTTTTAGTTCGTCATCCATTTTCTTTAATCTAATTTCAATTGACTCCATATTCAACCATGTTTAAAATGATTCTTTAAAAAACTTAAATAACATTTCCATCTCTGTATTTCTGTAGGCGTGAAATAGGAATGATTTCGGGTTATTTAAATTGTGGCCATTTACTCTAACATGCTCCTTATACGCCTTGTATGTCAAAAAGCAGTTTGAATACTCTTGAGTTACAGAAATATTTACTTGCCTATAGTTTTCTTCCATGATACGATCAATGTCGAAACTATCAAGCTGTTTGAACTTATTTTCATCTGATTTACGACCAATAGTCCATCCTTTCCATTCAAAAACAGCCTCCTTTACTTCTTCCTGAGTCCTTAGAATAGTTTCCCCATCAGAAACCCATACTTCCTCACCACATCCTTCTGGAACGCCTACCTCTTTATCCTCCTGAACTTGGAAGAAATATGGAGATGCAGTTCCACGGTTGTCCTGAGACTTTATTTCCTTTGATAAATTTTCAAGGAAACTATATATTTCATCTGTTACTTGTATTGTTTTCATAATCATGCTGTAGCTAATTTTTTAATGTTCCTAATATTCTTTCTTACTAGATTTAAAATCCTATCGTGATGTTCGGATATTCCGTTGCATTTGGATCTTGATTGCACTATATTGAATTTATTTAGATTTACCTCAATGGTTTCTACTCGTTGGTTATCTATCTTTGCAGATAGGATAAGGCAATCCGGCCTCTTCCAATATTCGTTTGAAAATACACAGTGATGCATTGCCTGTCCCTCTTGCATAAACTCCTCAAGAGATTTTAGAGGTGCAATAACAATCTTGTTGTCTGTGATGGTCAGATTTTCAAACTTTGAAATACGATCAAGAAATGCCTTTTCCTGTTCTTTTTGTTTGAGTAACATTTCAGCATCACGTTTCTTACGTAGCTTTTCATCATCCCTGTTCTTTTTCGCTACATAGATGCTGTGAGCTTCGTGTAAGTTATTCGGGCATACGTAGTGTGCGTTACGAAGATCCTTTCCATATCGCTGCAGAAGATCTAAATAATCAACATAAAGCGTTGCGTCATCAACTATGTAATTATTACGAATGCATATCTTGATCGAATTCCAGTATTGTTCAGCCCTATTTGCATATCCATTAATGTATAGTCTTAACAGGTCTAATTGATTTGCTTTTATTAGTGTTTCAGCACGCGTCCAATTGATCAATCTTTTAATTAGTCCAACAGGATATATGTCATCAATCGCTCTGTCAAAACCAATCTTACGGAATTCAGGAAGAGCATCTTCATAAATCATTTTCATCGAATGCACATCGTGAACGTCTGCACAATAATTTCTTATTGCCATTTCTCCATGCGAGAAAGGATTACTTATATACGCTGAATTCATAAGCCTTGGCCTTGCTACAACAGCTATCTGTCCATCACCCATAATCCAATTCTGGAACACTTCATAGCAATCAAAATAATGTACTCTTCCTGCCTTACAATCCTTAGATACACGAAAGTATTTTATTAGCTGAAATTCGCGTAATGTTGTGACAATGGAGATAAAGCAGCTATCATTGTAGGTTCTTTTCATAGACGCTTTAACGACAATTTCAGTTCCGCAACTGGGACAGGTCATTTTGTTTTCATCGGATTGATCATCAAAATAGTTACCACATTCCATACATGTAATACCATTCTTCTTACGATATCCAATAGGTTGGAAAACCTCATTCTTGGCAAATTCGTATTGCTTCTTAGTCATACCCATGCCAAAGCTCATAAGCTCAGCCACCCTTTTTTGTATTTTCGTTTTAGGCTTCATAGCTGTGCTGTTTAAAAGAGTGACATTTGCCGGCTATCGTCGGCTTTTTTATTTCTTACAACATTCATCACAGGAGATGGATTAGTTGACTTAGGAGAAGATACAGCAACAGCAGTATTGCTAACAGTCTTCACATCCTTGATACTATCTTTATCGTAATAGTGTACGGCCAACCCGTACACCTCTTCATCTTTCATGCACACCGCATTTCCTTTCTTTCTAGCCTCTTTCAGAATGTAATTACAGCAACCGTCAATTGTCTTATTTGGCTTACTGTATGTAGTGGCAAACAGTGCATCTTGCTGTGCTCTTTGCTCCAGGTATTCCCGAATAACTTTCTTAAATGATTCCATATGATTACTCCTCTATTGTATATTTAATTTTACATGTATCACAGGTTACTACTGTTTTATCTCCTTCGTTACTAAGGTGTAATGATCCACCGCATTCCGGGCATTCCGGATAAGACATCCATTCAAACCAATCAATAATAGATTTTACAATCTTCTTAATGCATTTTTTCATAATAGACAAATTTAATCAAGTGAGTATTTAGCCACATTTTTGCCATTTATTTGTACAATCTCAGTCTTTACATCGATGCCGGCAGTTCTAAGGTCATGCATCCGACCGGATAATCTAAAGCATCCGAACATATTTAAAGCCTCAAGAGGAGTCAATGTACCACCATCTCTCAGGTGTTCATAAATTTGCTGTGTTTGTGATTTTACTTCCATAATTCAATTATTATTACGTTTAAACATCTTATATCTTACTAATGCATCGCGCTTCATACGCTTTGAAATCTTTAACTCCCTTGACAGGAGCAGGACAATTACAACCAATAAGGCAAACAGAACTGCAATTAAAATATAGATAAACATGCCTATTCCCCCATCATTAGAGATTCAAGCTCCCTGGCTATTTCTGGACGGAAAGACAGATAGCTTTTATCCGGATCACATATCTCAGACTCCATCACAGAGGCAGTATTTATTACCTTCATCCACCGGCCGGTGCATCCTGTAAATACATACTGCATAATTTGATACCTGATTTCAACATCAGAAGCTTTTGGATCGACAATAAAGTCAGCATCCCAAACAATTTTATTATACAATACTCTGATAGGATCATTGATATCAAGACTTTCAATTCTACCCCCTGTAAGTAGAAATTCCGAAACTTCCAGGAACCGTTCTGTAAGAGCAATGTCCTCTTTGTTTGATTTTGAAATTAAAACTTTAGCCATGATTCTGTTTATATTTATTAATTATTCTTTTATCTCTATTCCCTTTATCAGCGTTGCATCTGTTGCATAGCGCCTGCCAATTGGATTGATCCCAAAAATCTTTACACACAGGGTATGGGACAATGTGATCTACAACCTCAGAAGCTTTAATAATCCCGGATCTTTCGCATTCTTTACAAAGAGGATTCGAAAATCTAAAAGCCAGGCTTTCCTTCGTCCATCGGTATGTATGATAAAGATCATCAGACCTTTTTCTTACATATCCATTCGGCTGCTTTTCGGTATTTGTTGCAACACCGTAAAGCCTTACCCGTTTACCTGGTCTCGTTGCCATCTTTGTCGCATTCAACGAAAAACATTTCTACTCGCTTAGTCGTACACATTGGTAGGGATAAGCATTTTACAACTCCATTTCCTTTTTTTGCAGCGCAAACAGATCTTTCATCACCACAGGATATTCCTTCCTTACATTGCTTTGCTATGTATGTTACTCCGTTCACGGCAAATATTTTTCCTATTTTTACAGTACTAAAATTCATGATTAATTAATTTAAAAAGGTAATCCTAACATATCTCCTTCATCCCCAAATCGAGTAAGATTTTCATTATAGACAAATGGAAAATCACCTGTTACTCCGTTGCGTTGCTTTGCCAGCCTCATAATACCTTTACCCTTTTCTTTGGTATTATCATAGTACTCAGGACGGCTAATAAATAATACAACATCTGCATCCTGCTCCAAAGAACCAGACTCTCTTAAATCAGCAAGTACCGGTGTTTTATCCTGTCTTTCCTCAATCTTTCGTGACAATTGCGACAATACAACAACAGGAACATTAAGATCCTTAGCCATTCGCTTTATTGACTTGCTAATTTGACTTACCTCATTTTCTCTAGTGTAGCTTTGGTTTCCAGCCACCTCTATCAACTGCAAATAGTCAATCATAATAAGTCCGCATTTACCCTTCCTCTGCATATTTTTAGCCCTGGCTTTAATTTGCTGTACTGAAATTCCTGCAGTTTCGTCTATGATGATTGGAAGAGAAGATAATCGGTCAGCTGCATTACACATGATTGGCTTTTCTTCGTTACTTAAATACCCATTCTTGTATCTATCTGGAATTACAGACATTTCCGACAACATAAATCTATCAGACAGTGAATCAGAAGACATTTCCAATGTGAAGATTAATACAGGGACAAAATGAGCTGCTGCTGTTTTTGCCATGTGAAGCATAAAAGCCGTTTTACCCATACCAGGACGTGCAGCAACAATAATAACTTCCTGTGGTTTCCAACCTCCAGTACACTTATCCAATTTATCAAGTCCAGTTGGAACTCCAATTTTTTCACCTCTCCTAACCATATTTTCACGCTCCTGGTATCGTTCAACAGCTCTGATCGCAGCATCTACCAATGAAATTGAATTAACATTATAGCAAGTTCCGGATGCTACATTTTCTACTTCTTTCAATGATTCAGCTATCACTTCTTCAATGTCGTTAGTCTGATCAAGCGCTTTTGCCGTAATTGCCTGTCCGGTAACAGCAAGTTTTCTTGCCAAATAAAGTTGGTGGATGTATTTTGCGTGATCCGCAATATTAGTAGAAGATGCAACATTCATTGTAAGCTCACTAATTAAATAAGGGCCTCCTATATCTTCCAGCTTACCAATACGAATCAACTCCCTCGTTACAGACAACATATCTATTTTATCGCCTCTATCCGTAATTGACCTTACAGCTGCATAGAGTGTTGATAAATTAGCATCATAAAACATATCTGGTTCAAGGATAGACATCACTTCATTGATCGCTGTAGACTCCATAATAAGCATGCCAATTACAGCTTTTTCGGCAGCAATGTTGTGAGGAAGGCTATAGCTGCTTGTATCTCCTGCTTTGATTCTCTGTTTGCTCATTTCTGTTTGAAGTTTTAATGTTAGTATTTTCTGTTCTTTCCCAGGTTCTCACCGCGGCTTGCCAATCCTTCATTTTATTTTTTCCAACCATCCAGCCTTTGGATGCATAGAAGTCAACAAAATAGGCGGCATCTATTTTATTATTTCTTTCGCTACAATAAGATTGCACTTCTCCTACGGTAGGAGGAATAAAAGCGGTAGCTTTTCCAGTATATACATCTTCTTTAATTTCATTTCTTTTCTTTTCTTTTTGTTCATTTTCGTTCAACTCATGTTGAACGTTCGTTGAACGTTCGTTCAAACTACTGTTTGACATTGCTTTAAGCCTTCTAACTTCTCCAGATTTTAAGCCAGCTTTTAAAGCGGCTGCCTTTCTTCTATCAGACTTTTCACACATTACACTCATTCTTTTATTCAAAGAATTTGAGAAGAAAAAACTATCTTCTGCGATCACGAATAAACCGAACGACCTCACTACTGTTTCAAGCTTTGCAGCCGTAATATTGTATCTCTTTGCTAAAATTGGGAGTAAGCTGATAGGGCAACGATACCCTGGCTGTTCCCTCAATATCTCAACTAGAATCCAAAATGCTCCATACCCTTCTAGACCTAACTGGTCAATAAGAAGCATGCATTTAGGATCATCCTTTGCATTACTATCATGCGAAAAATATACTGCCTCTCTCATATCACTTTTGTTCTTTTGATAGTTCTTCATCACATACCGGGCACTTTGGTGTTGCCACTTCAATCCATTTTGCCGAAACACGTACGGTATAACCGCATTGGCTGCATTCACATTTATACATCCTACATTTGTCCGGTTTTAGCCCTGAAAGATTAGCGGTTGGAACAAGTGGTGCATGCGGAAATTTTCCTAATTTCTTTTCAATAGCATCAATATTAGATAGCAATAAAGGCCCAGCTACACTGCTACTCATTTTACCTTCAAGCCCAATATGATTACCACATTTTGCAAATTCTTTTCCATGTCCAGAAATACCACATGCATGTACTAATTCATGTGCAACTACCGAAAGCACACCCTGTGCGCCTCCTACTTCCACAATGGTTGGATTTATATATATCTGCACAATTCTGTCTGTAGCGCATTCAGCTTTCCAGCAAACACCAAGCACTCTTCTTTTTGATAATCCACCTTTAGGAGGAAATCCTATAGAAATTCGTACTTCAGGAACAGTATAATCTGGCTTGAATAGCGGCCTTAATTCGTCAACCGCTTTATTTAACCATTCTTCTCTAGTCATAATATTACCGTTTAAACGTTACCAAAATTTATAAACTCCAGCAGTAAACAGAGAGTAAAGAGATAGCGCCGGGAGGTGCCGTAAATCACCGATAGATGATGCTATAAACACAATGCAAATAACCATGCATATAGACATCATAATTTTCTTTCCAAATGGTTTTTTCGATTTTTTCATACCACCTTGTTTCTAGAAATAAATAGATCCAAACTTCTCAAGTCATACCAAATCATTTTCCCATCGCGAGAAAAAGAAACTTTAGCTTCATCACGCAACTTTGCTAGATACCTTTCACCACAACCTAAATAGGCGAGAGCTTCCTGCTTATTTAGCCACCTTTTTTCGATAGCTTCAACCTTTACTGTTTTTCTAGGACGTGCCATGTTTAATCCTCCTTAATTTTAATAGCTTCAATTTCTACTTCTCGCTTTATTACATTTTTCTTGCATTTGTAGCGAATTCCTCTCTCCTTTTCTTTACTAGTCAGCTGATAGGCCAGCGTAACGGCAGTGAAGCAATCTTTTGCCGTATCAACCGAAAATGTTCTCTTACCACCTGGTGGTATTGCTCTGATTTCAGATGTTGTTACTTTTCCCATTTTTATTAGTTATTTATAACTCAATTATTTTTGACATTAATTAAATTGTGTTTACATTCGCCACGATAGAAATTGATAAGGGATTGCGATCCCTTTTTAAAGCCCTCTAACGTTAGTTACTTAGTTACACAGTGCAAATATGGCGTATTTACGTCTTATCTGCAAAATATTAATGATCAAAATGGCGCATTTACGTCATTTTAGAAACAATCTAAATAACAAAATCATGGAAAAGTCTATATTAGAACGCATTAACTTAATAATTGAAAGAGAAAAACTTAACATTAATTCGTTTTCAAAAATTGTAAATGTTCCAAGAACAACTATTAAATCAATGTTTGAAAAGCAAACAAACCCAAGTTTTGAACAAATACAAAAAATAACAGACGCATTTCCGTCAATCAACATTGAATGGTTGTTAAAAGGAACTGGAAACATGAATAAGGAAAAATTTGCACTAGTAAATTACGAGACAAAAGGATCACCTTATTACAATGTAGATTTTATAGGAGGTTTTGAAATTATGATAAATGATCAGACTATTAACCCTGATTATTACATAGACTTTGAACCTTATAATAAACCTGGGGTTGTTTGGTGTAATATTACAGGGCATTCGATGGAGCCTGCAATCACGCATGGAGACATTATAGCAATGCAGGAAGTAAAATCATGGAGAGAATTTATTCTTCTTGATGAAGTGTATGGGTTAGTAACAGAAGAATTTAGGACAGTTAAAAGAGTATCAAAATCAGACAAAGAAGGCTTTTATACTTTGATACCTGTAAATGGAAATTATAAACCACAAGAAATTCCAAAATCAATTATTCAAAGAGTTTATAAAGTATTAGGCAGCGTAAAACGTTTTTAGATTATATACAATCACCTTATATTTAAATTATGAAATTATTATTTTTATTTATTGTTTTTCTTTCAGCTATTAATATTCAAGCATACAGCCAAAATGATAGCATAGGCATATATGCTAAAAATGGATTTATTACATCAAAGATAGAGCCTATTAAGTATTCTAGATTTAAAACAAATACTTTAGGTTCTGCATTAACTATGGGAATTGCATCCTCAAAGATTAAATTAATTTTTGATGGAGAATACTCTCAAAATTTGGCAAATGTTGATACTGAATTTTATTTTTATTTTTCAAAAAATCCAGGTATAGAAAACATTAACAAATACTTTATGTTTATAAATTCATCTTCTCCTAGCGATTTTGCTTTAGCTAAATTTAAAGTAAAAAACAACAAAAGAGAGCTGGAAACAGGAAAGGTAAATATATATTCAGGAACTGAATTAGGAGTAATGGATAATATAGATGCTTCGATTGATGTTGTTAAAATTAATGAAGGAATATACAAGGTGTCTATTAAAGGGAATATTGATCCAGGTGAATACTGTTTTTATTATAATGCTCAATCAGGATCAGGCGCGTATCTTCCAGTATTTGATTTTAGATTTGTAGAAAAATAAGCAAACAATAATTACTATATACAAACCACAAAAAATTATTATTATGAAAGAAGAAAGCAAAACATTATTCTGTTTAAACGTAATGAATAAGGAATGGACTCGTTGCAAAGATTTAGAAAGTGCAAATTCAAACTACGTTGCTGAAGTAGATAGTCAAGGTCGAATATCAAGTTACTGGGTAAATAAGGAAAGAATTGAAGATGCAGAAGGAAGAAAGTTATCAGAATACTTTGGCCCAGATAATATTTAGCAATCAGGTTGTCAATAATTAAATCAAACCATAAGTATATAATCATTAGAGTATTATATTATGAATCAAGCAGAAATACTCCGAAGTAAAATTTGGATTCAAATGAAGCAGATAAAAACAGATTATTACTATTCTCAAATGTTGATTGATTGTGAAAATACTAAAAATAAATTATATCAAAGTTTTATTACTTTGCTGGGAGGAGCTACAGGGTTTGCTATAAAATTTTATTTAAATGTTTTTTTGGAAGATGCAATTCCATTTTTTCTGGCATTCGTAGGATACCTACTATCAAATACAGACAAGTTTAAATTGTCATATTTTTTTATGGATAAAGAAAAGATTCAAAAACTAAAAGAATCAATTGCAGAGAACTCAAATCAATTTGATATGATTCAATCCATTTTTGACTCGATCAAAAAAGACAATTCAAATTACTTAAGATACAACGATAAATACACATTAATAAATAAAGATATATTTAATACTCAACAGACAATATCAGACATATTTGGTAAAATAAATAAACCTAGAAATGAAAAAGCAAAAGAAAAATGCATAAAATACCTAAGTGAATTATATAACATACAAGATAACACATTATGATAAATAAAATACAAGCGCCGCAAAATTTAGGTGTAACAAAGATAAGAAGAAAAATAATTAAAATAACTGTTTCTGGAAGGTGTATATATAAAGTCAAATATGTTAAAGTAAATACGAGATGTGTTGGATCTATATGTGATACACCAGATTTACCAGTACCAAAAGGATATTTAAAAAAAATAAAAACTTCAATTAAATTTATAAATAATGGAACAAGAAAACAAAGAAACAGCAAGCTTTGATTACATATACTGTGATCAACAGCAGCCGAGCTATGAATACAATACCGATAGTCCTATCGAGTTTAATGAGCTGACTATTCCTTGCGATTTACCTGTGCCAAATATTGAACCAAATGAATAAAAATTAAAAATGCTGTGATTTATTAGAATCACAGCATTTTTACATAATCAATTACCTTCCTGTTTGCTTCATCAACCTTTTTCATATCAAAGTCAATATACACATCCGTAACCGTATTTCCTCCATGTCCTAATGCTGCAGAAATTGTTTCTTTTGGGATATCAAGCCTTGCGGCAATTGTTGCCCATGTATGCCGGGCATAATATGTTGTAAGATCTTCACAGATTGTTTGAGTTGCATTATTACGTTTAAACGTTAGTTTCTTCAAGTTCAAATTAACACGGAATTTAAATCCTGTGTAATCTGTATATCTTTCTCTCCATTTTAAAAGGTACTCAGAGCCTCTGTGAGCGTTTATAATCTGTCTTGCTTCCTCTGATACTTCTATCGTATAAAAACGGCCCGTTTTTGCTCTATGGTATTCTATTCTTCCATTTACAATATCTTTAACATGAAGAATGTCAATAATATTAATTCCTATAAGGTAGAATGACAACATAAAGAAGTCGGCATATTCTTTAAATGGGCCGTTGTAATCCCGGATCAGCTTCAATTGCTCATCGGACAAAGATCTTTTAGGTGTTTGTTGTTTTTTGATCTTAAATTTTCGGAATGGGTAAACATTCAAGTCTATTATATCATTGTCTATGGCATAATTAAACACTGCCCGGATATTCCGCATATGGATAGCCCTGGCATTTATGCTAAGGCCATCATCCAGCATTGAATTATCAAACTCATGTAGCCAATTTATATCCATTTCCATAAATGTAACATCTGGATCTATGGCTGTTATCTTGTTCCTGGTAGAAGTGTAAATTTCTTTCGTTCTTTTATTTTGCTTTATATTTACAAATGAGTCGTGAATTTCAATAAATGATTTTTCTTTCTTGCCTTTAATTGACTCTTCAATTTTATCTTTTAGTTTTTTATCACTCATGTTTTTAATGGAAGAATTTCGTTCAAGTGATAATAAGATTGACTCTATTTTATAATATCTATCGCGTATTATCGAATTCTTAGTTTTATAGTTTTCAGCCTTTTTATTCAATTCACTTCCAGTCCACTGATCTTCTGTAGCCGACACACCTGTCGAAAAGATTATTGCAGCATTATGATTTACAATAATCTTTATTGGAAATGTCCCGTCTTGCTTTGCACGTCTTGTATCAAAATAGAGTCTTAATGTCGCCATAATTTGCACGAAATTTGCATTTTTGCATAAAATTTGCACTCAAATATAGGCTAAAAAGCACTAAAAAACAACAATAAGCATGCTATTTAACACATATAAAAAACAAAAAAAGCACCTACAATTTAATGTAAGTGCTTAATTATCAGTTAGTCGGGGTGAGACGATTC